GGAACGACATAACAGGCGGCGACGTTTATTACAAGGCGTTAAATCTTGCGCCGATCGGTGACAAAAAAGCAGTTACGGAGGAATAAAAATGCACAGGTTAAATTTCCACACGGCAATATTAAAAGCTTTCGGACTGTTCCGGAAGGTAGACGCGCAGAAGACGGTTTCGAAGGGGATCGTCATTTTCGGCGGGGCGCTGAACAGCGATCCGGACGGGGCGAACGCTGAACAGGCGTACAGATTTTCGAAGGAACACTTCACTGAAGCGCAGGCGCGGAAGTGGCTGACAGATAACAAGGTTGAGTTCGACACCTTCGAACCGGCGATCGAAGAAAATTCGCAGAAGGGTGTATCATACCGGACGATCGGCGGGGAACTGCGGGTCGACGGCGAAGGCGAAGACGGGAAGAAGATCGTCGGACACGCCGCCGTCTTCAATCAGTTATCGCTTCCGATGTACGGGTTCAGGGAACAGGTTCTTCCAGGTGCGTTCAAGAAGACAATCAAGGAATCGGATATCAGGGCATTGTGGAACCACAACCCGAACAATGTCCTGGGCCGCAACACTGCCGGCACACTGGAACTGTCGGAAGACGACACCGGCCTGGCAGTCAGGATCACGCCGCCCGATACGCAGTGGGCGAAGGATCTTTCCGAAAGCATAAGGCGCGGCGACGTGTCGCAGATGTCGTTCGGGTTCCGTACTATAAAGGATAGTTTTCATACTGAAGAAGGGATGATCACGCGGAACCTGGAAGAAGTGCAACTGTTCGACGTGTCACCCGTTACCTATCCGGCCTATCCGACAACGGACGTATCGGTCCGCGCCCTGGCATTCGCGGCAAGCCAGGCCGGTGAAACCAGGGATTCGAAACTTTTTAAGGCTATGTTGAAATTGAATGCAGGTGAAGAACTGCGCGACGATGAACTTGTCGCATTAAAAGATTTTGCAAGTACATTGCAAAAGAAGCTGACGCCGTCTGCGCCGACCGAAGGTCACGCGGGCAATACAAAGCCGGCGGGGGAATCCCGTCACTTAAGTATCAACAGGTTAAAGCTTGATCTAATAAAAATCACGGAGGAAACGACATGAAAGAAAGGATCACGAAACTGAAAGTCAGCATTCTGAAAGCAGTGGACGAAGCGCGTGCAATACTGGACGCAAGCCCTGACGCTGTCCTTACCGCAGAAGGACAGGAAAAATACGACAAAATACACGCAGACGTTCGCCTTATGCAGGGCAACGCTGAACGCCTTGAAACACAGTTCAAGATGGACGAAGAACTGCGTAAAAGCGCAGGCACCGAAACCGCAGGCGCGATCGCGCCGGCCACTGGTGCCGGTTCACCGGACGCCGACAAGACGTTGGCACAGTACCGGTCATACCTTCAGTCAGGCCAGGTCGGGAATGAACTGCGCGTCATGCAGTCCGATTCCGGCGTGTCGGGTGGCTACATAGGCGCCCCGCAACAGATGGTAAACAGGCTGATCCAGAAGCTTGACGACATGATGTTCATTCGCCGCCTGGGTACCGTCATTCCTGTTACCGGTTCCGATAGCCTGGGTTGTCCGTCGCTTGATACCAACAACGACGATTCCGACTGGACTGCCGAAGTAGGTGACGTCAACACCGATTCTGAAATGGCCTTCGGAACGCGCGAACTTAAACCTGGCATGCTGTCGAAAGAGATCTCGATCTCAATGCGCCTGTTGCGGGTGTCCGCACTTCCGATCGAAAACTTGATCATGGATCGCCTGGCGTACAAGTTCGCGCTTCCCCAGGAAAAAGCCTTCCTTACCGGTTCCGGAGTAGGACAGCCGCTTGGCCTGTTCACTGCGTCCGCGAACGGTATCGGCACCGGCAGGGACTATTCGACTGGCAACAGCGGAACCGCGATCGCCTTCGACAACCTGATCGGTCAGAAGTACAACCTTAAGGAACAATACCAGTCCGCCGCGCAGTGGTTGTTCTCCCGCGAAGCGATGGGAAATATCGCGAAGCTGAAGGACGGCGAAGGTCGTTATATCTGGTGTGTGTCCCCGATCCTGGGTCAGCCTGACACAATCCTGGGCAAGCCGGTCAACATGTCGGAATGGGTTCCGCATGTCTTCACGACTGGCCTGTACGTCGGCATGTATGGTGACTTCAGCAACTACTGGATCGCGGACGGTTCTGGATTCAGCGTTCAGCGCTTGAATGAGTTAAGCGCCCGCAACAACAGGATCGGGTTCATAGGCCGCGGCGAAAGCGACGGCATGCCTGTTCTTGAAGAAGCGTTCACCCGCGTTAAGCTTGGGTGATGACGGTCGGTAAAATCTAAAAAGGGAAGGTGTTTTATATTATGAAATCAATGTTAAAGGAAGCGGTCATCGACCGCATTAAGACGATAGCGGCGGCGGCAACTGGGGTAGTCACCAGTGACGCGGTGGACATGGCGGGCTTTAATGCCTGCCTGTTCATCGTTACCCTGGGGACGCTTACTTCTGCCGGCACTGTCACCTGCAAGCTTCAGCAGTCTTCGGACGACGGAAGCGCGGACACTTACGCTGATATCGAAGGATCGTCAGTGGCGAACAGTGGAAACACTGCTACGCTGAAGCAGATCCTGGTCAGCATTATCGATCCGCGTGAACGTTACCTGAAGTTGGTAGCAACCAGGGCCGTTCAGAACTGCGGGATCGACAGCATACAGGCGATCAAGTACAACGCGAAGGTCGTTCCGATAACGGACGACGCTTCGGTCGACGCTTCGGTCGAAGTGATAGGGCCGGACGAAGGCACTGCGTAAACTGAAAAGATAGATGGTCGGGTAAAGCCCCGACCTGAAATATGGTCGGGGCTTTTTTAAGACAAGCAGGGAGGAACAATAAAATGAAGAAGAAATATTTTCCTACGCTTACGACGATAGTCACTATGAGCCTTGTGTTCATGGTGTCTATTGTTTTGGCGCAGAATACAGCGATTTACAAAACGCAGGGCGGGGCCGAACTGGTCGTCGCTGACGGCGGGACAATCACCGTCGAATCGGGCGGAACGATAACTGCTGAATCGGGGTCAGTGGTCACAATTCCTGCGGGAACTATCGCCGCCGCAAGCTTGGCGGCAGGGTCCCTGGGCGCAGGCGTGATCGCTTCCAGTATTGCCGTTGGCGCAGTTTACACAAATGCGCTTTTAGGTGATATCCCTGACACTAAACTGGCTACGCTTTCGACTGCCGGCAAGGTGAACGCTTCGGCGGTCACTGGCGCTTTTCCTGTTACGGTTACTTCATTCCAGAGTTCGGATTGTGAAGCGCTGACGCCTACAGGTGAAGGGCAGTTCTGTTATGATACGACGACACACATTCAGAACGCGTCTACGGGAACGGTCGTGGGTGCCTTCGCACCGATGACTAATTAAGGATATATGAAAAAGATCCTTGCGGGACTTATTATCGCCGGCGCTTTGCTAGTCCCCAAAGCATTAATAGCCGGCGACTTCACAGCGGCGATCACAACCAATCCGATAACGGAAGCGGGGACGATAGCCGCACAGATATCAGGGGAAAAAGATATTGATCTTCTGATGTTTTCGAATGGGACTTCGACTGTCCAGGTCATCACTGTCTACAAAGCTTGCGCGTCAACCACGACCGCGACTGCTATCATGACACTGACTCTTCCGGCAAGTTTGAACCCGTTCGTTTTTGACGCTACGGAAAATTACAACAATCCGTTAAACGTCACCGACGTCTGCTTCAGAAAAAGCGATTCGTCGGGCGCTGTTCATATGAGCGTTCATTACAGATAAGGGGAGGACCTATGCGGATTAAAATGCTAGTTATTGGTGCAGGGTCGGAAGGCGTTCTGTTGAAGGGATCTGAACACGAAATGACTGAAGCGAAGGCCGAAGCATTCCTGAAGGGTGGTTACGCGGAAGTTGCGAAACCAAAGCCGGCGAAGCCTGCCCCAAAGAATCCTGATCTGGACGCGTTAAAGAACGCCGTCGAAGAAGCAGACGCCGACCTAGTCGATTCAAAAGTCGCGCTTGAAAAGTCCGACAAGAAGGGCAAGAAGGCCGCAGGCGAAGCAGTAGCGGAAGCGGTGAAGGCCCTGGGCGAAGCGAAGAAGGATCTGAAGAACTACAAGGGATAGATCATGACAGGAATGCTTAAGATCAAGACAGCGCCTTCGCTTGAACCTATTTCAAAGGTTCAGGCGAAAGCGCATTTGCGCGTCGACATAGCGGATGACGATACCCTGATTGAAGGATTGATCACTGCGTCGCGACGTTGGATCGAAGGTATAACAGGCGTGCGTATGATATCGCAGACCTGGTACTTGTACCTTGACGCATTTCCTGGGAACGACAAGATCGAACTTCCGATCGGGCCGGTGTCTGCGCTGACAAGCGTCAAGTACACTGACGGCGATGGGGATGAATCGACCGTGACGGCGACGGACTACTGGGCTGACTTTGTAGGTCAGCCGCCGTCGCCGGCGCGGATCGTTTTGCGTGATGGGCAGTCCTGGCCTTCGGACGTGCTGAAGACCGCGTCAGGGGTCGTTATAGAGTTCATAGCAGGGTACGGGGCGGCGGGATCTGATGTCCCGACAGAACTGACACTGGCGCTGAATATGATGGTCGAACACTGGTACGAACACAGGGGCGCCGTCACCGAACTGCGCCTGGAAGACGCACCGTTCGCTGTTCAGTCCTTATTGGCAAGCTTTCAAATGCACCAGAGGGGGGCGTGATGGAATCAGGACGCCTTCGACATCGCATAATTATTCAAGCCCCGACGCGTGCCGGTGACGCGATGGGGCAGGCGATCGAAACCTGGGCGACGTATGCGACAGTATGGGCGGACGTTCAGCCGCTTAAGGGGCGGGAGTTCTTCGAAGCGCAGAAGGTGTCAAGCGAAGTGTCGGCGAAGATCATCACCAGGTACGTTTCCGGCGTCACGCCGAAATGCCGGATCGTTCATGGGACTTCGACGTACCGGATCGTCGGTGAAATAATCAACCCAGGGATGAAGAATATCACCCTTCACTTTATGGTGACACAGCAACCACAGGCGGCGACGTAATGGCACAACTTAAAAGCTTTATCCAATTACAGAACAAGGCCGAAATAATCGCGTCCTTCGGCAAGATCAAAGGTGACATACAGGATGAAGTTATCAAAAAGATGAAGGTCGGCGGAAATGAAGTGAAGGAAAGACTGCGGGCGGGGTTCCCTGTATCGACGAATCCCGAACAGCATTCACAGCCTGGGTCCGTTCCGGCGTCGCAGTCGGGCAACCTGGCAAGAAAAATACAGGCGACAGTTCTTCCGGTTATGTTGAATCAGCCTGTCACGTTAAACATTCATGTCACAGAGAAGGGATTTTACGGGCGCATGTTAGAGTTCGGAACAAGCAAGATGTCCGCCCGCCCCTGGTTTTATTCCGGCATAACGAAGATGTTCCCTATGCTTCGGCGTGCCACTGAACGGGCGATGGCAGATGTTATTAAGAACAGGAACAAGCGGAAGCGATCTAAAAGCATTTTCAAATTCGGATAGGGTAAACAGATGACTGAAGACATCGTGACATATTTAAGAGCAGACGCAACCCTGACCGGATATATCGGCGCAGGGACAAGTTGTCGTCTGTACCCTAACAGTGCGCCGAAGGATCCGACCGTACCGTATATCGTCTTCAGGATCCAGTCGGACCAGGGGCGCACGAAAGGGAACCAGGTGCGCGAACGTCTTTATGGCTTTTCAATCTTTTCGGAAACGCAGTTGCAAGCCGAAACAATTCAGCGCCGGTTGCTTGTCTTACTAGATAAGGATGAATCGATCGTCATGCCGTCTGACAACTACTACATAAAAAGCGTATGGGCCGGCGGCGGGAATAGCTTCAAAGAAGACGGGACAAACCTTCATCATTTATCGGCGCTTTTTACATTTCTATTCATAGAAAAATAACGGGAGGAAACGACATGAGTTCTGTATCAAACATCGTAATCGGTTCGGCGGCAGAGAATACAATAAAGGTGGGAGAGTTCGACGAAACAGAAGACGACGCGGTCGATCTTGGATTGACTGACGGCGGGGTTGAAATGACGAAGACAGAGGAAACAAAAGAAATCTTTGTCGATCAACACCTGGGGCCTGTCGATATCGTGACGATCAAGGAAGGGTTTTCCGTTAAGGTAAATCTTTCCGAAGCGACACTTGCGAACCTGGCTGTCGCGTTCGGTTACGCGACGACCGCAGTTACAGCGGCAACGTCGTTCACGTTCGGGGACAAAACCGACATGCGGGATCCGAAGACTGTTTATATAAACGTCAAGGGGCCTGGTCCTGGTACGCGCAAGATCACGCTTTACAAGGCGAAGATCAAAGGCGACAGTGCGAACAAGTATATGAAGGACGACGTCACTATGATTCCCATAGAAATAATCGCGATGTGCGATACAGCAAATACCGCAGGTGCGCGAATGGTACTGGTCGCCGACACCGGCGCGGACACCACTGCGCCGACGATCGCGCTGTCATCGCCTGTTGATGGCGGAACAGTGGCGAAGGACGCGAAGACGACTGTCGTCTGGACGATAACGGAAACGAACGGGATGGACGAAAATACCATGAAGTATGGCGATACGTTCATTATCCTGAATACCACAACGCCGGCAAGCGCGGTACTGGTCGCGGGTACGATCGCTTATAACAGCGACGCGAAGACAGTGACGTTCACGCCGACAAGCAACTGGACGGCGGAAGACACGCTTCAGTCCATAGTGTCAACCGGACTGAAGGACGCGGCGGGGAATGCCCTTGCCGCCGCAAGCATAGAGCAGTTCAGCGTCGCCGCTTAAGCGGTGCGCGAAGATCCTTCCCTGGTCCTTTGGCGGGACCAGGGAAGGGGTCGTTTTAAATAAAGGGGAAAACATCATGACGGACAAAGAAATAATTTCAGCTATAGATCAGACGCCGGTGAAAGTCAGCCTTTCATTCGGCGATTTTTCAGTTAAGCCTTTGACAGTGCGCCGCCTTTCCAAACTGACCGGACTGTTGCGCGGGATCCAGGGCGACACCAACAAGTTCAAGGACGTCGACAGTCCTGAATTTTACGATGGCATAACGGAAATGATCGCCGCGACTGGCGACAAGATACCTGAAGTCTTGGCAGTCCTTACCGGCGAAGACGCACTGGGGAAGATCGACGACATCAGTATTCTGGATCTGTCGAATCTTGTGCTTGCGTCGGCGCAGGCGAACCAGGCGTCGAAACTTATAACAACTTTTCAAAAGGCGAAGGAAGCAGTCATCGGAAAGATCCCGTCATAAAGGACGCACTTTCCTTCGCCTTACGGACTATAGCGTCGAAGTTTCCGCAGTACAGTTTCGATCAGTTACTTGATAAGACGCCGGCCTGGTTAGAATGGGCGACGTTACAGGCAGTCGAACTAGATATAGATCTTGTCAAGAAGGTTTCCGCAGTCTTCGGGACGCCGGCAAAGGGTGAAGCGGCAACAGGCCCAAGT